CAACCAGTTCCTTGCTAACCGTGGCGCGCAGGAGAACCTTTCGAAGCCGCAGTTCTTTCACGGCAGCGCGGATAACTTTGAGCCCGGTGACAAGATCGACCCTCGCCAGGCGTACGAGCGCGTCTCCCCGGAAGCTCAGCAGGGCCGGGCGTACTTCACCACCGACAGGGCTAAGGCGAGCTTCTACGCCGACCGGGCCTCTGCGAAGCGTGGTGCCCCTCCCCGCGTCTACCAGGTAGAGCCCATGGGCGAGTACCGGCAGGACATGATGACCAAGCGGTCGCCAGAGAACAAGGTCACCGCCGCGCCCCTGAAGGTTCTGGGCGAAGAGAATCCCGTGGACTGGAAGCAGACCCACTACGAGCGTTAGCTCGTTTCGACACGAGCACTCGTTTGGCGTAGCCTGAGTACACGACCGAACAGGGAGGCAACATAGCATGGCAACCGACTTTGATGTTCAGCAGTTGCGGACAACCCTGGCGCAGGCCAAGGAAATTATCCAGCAACAGCAGGCGGCGCTTGACCATCTGTCCGAGCCGCCGAATCAACTGGCTGTCTTTGCCCGGTGGTTCAGCGAGACGGACCGGCTGGCTATCGTCAGTGCCGGTGGCCGCGACATGCGCGTCCCGGTCGCCAAGGACATTCTCCCGTTCGTCGGCCAGCGGGTCCTGCTTTCCCCGGAGGGCGGCGCGGTTATCGGCCTGGACGAGTACCCGGTGCACGGTGCCGTGGTTAAGTTCGACCATGCCCTGGACGACGGTCGCCTTTACGTCAAGACCTGCACCGACGAGGGCATTATCGTCACGAAGTCGCGGTCCCTGCGCGGGCTGGAAATCAAGTCCGGATCGTCATTGATGCTGGACGAGAAGTCCGGCATCGCAATCGAGGTCATCTCCGGTCCGGACGAGACCCAGGATCTCATGCTCGAAGACGTCCCCGATGTGTCGTACTCGGACATCGGCGGCCTGGACACGCAGCTCCAGGAGATCCACGACAGCATCGAATTGCCGTACCTGCACGCGGACCTGTTCAAGAAGTACCACCGCCGGGCCCCCAAGGGCATCCTCCTGTACGGTCCCCCCGGGTGCGGTAAGACCCTGGTCGCAAAGGCAGTGGCTAATAACCTCGCCAAGAAGTCCGGCAGGGAAAAGGCTCACTTCCTGAACATCAAGGGCCCCGAGCTGCTGAACAAGTGGGTCGGGGAGACCGAGCGGTCAATTCGCGAGGTGTTCGCTAAGGCGCGCGAGCTTGGCTCCGAGGGTGACCCCGTGATCATCTTCTTTGACGAGATGGAGTCTATGTTCCGCCAGCGCGGAGCTGGCATTTCCAGCGACGTCGAATCGACCATCGTCCCGTCCCTCCTAGCGGAGATGGACGGCGTGGAGGGCCTGAACAACGTCATCGTCATCGGCGCGTCGAACCGGCAGGATCTCATTGACCCCGCCATTCTCCGGCCTGGTCGCCTGGACGTTAAGATCATGGTCGGTCGGCCGGACAGCGTGGCGGCCTACGCCATCCTGGAGAAGTACCTCACCGATGACCTTCCCTACGGCGAGCCGATCTCCCTGGGCAGCGTCATCGACGCGATGTACGCCGAAGAGAAGGATACGGAATTCCTTGAGGTCACCTACCAGAATGGCCAGAAGGAAACCCTCCACTTCAAGGACTTCTCCTCCGGCGCAATGATCGCATCGATCGTTGACCGGGCGAAGACCTCGGCTATCAAGGACGAGCTGGAAGAGAAGGGCACGGGCATTACGCTCAAGCACCTGCTCGATGCCGTCGCCGCTGAGTTCAAGGAGAACGAGGATCTGCCTAACACGTCGAACCCCGACGACTGGGCGAAGATCTCCGGCCGGAAGGGCGAGCGTATCGCGCACGTCCGTCCCCTGCTCCGTGAGGAGGACGACAAGGAGACCAAGACCATCGACCCGGGGATGTACCTGTGAGTAATGAGGAGTGGGACACGTCCCGGCTGCCAAAGAAATGGCAGAGGTACGTCGAGGCGCGCGAGAATGAGATCCGGCAACTGAAGCGTCACGTAGAGGAGCTTTCCGCCGGGCCGGATGACTCTGATACCTTCATCACGGACTACGCGCACCCCGACCGGAAGCTCGGCAAGAGCCCGAACGTCGCGTACGTCCTGGACACGGCAGACCCGTACGGGAAGATCTTCGCGCGGATCGAGGAGCACCGGGGCGTCAATACCCTGTACATTCAGGGATACGGGATGTCGACGTTCATCCAGCCGTTGGCATCGAATTCATTCCGGGTGTCTTTGCGGGACACCTAAACAACCCAGGAGGAAACAGTGCCAGAGTTCAAGGTCATCGATCAGTTCAACAAGACGCGGTACATTACCGCTGACTACTTCACCAGCGCGGACCGGGTATCGAAGTTCTGGCGAAAGAAGTCGGAGTTCGCTAACGAGCTTGTCGCGACACTCACCGACACCATGGAAGTCACACAGCCACCGGACAGGGCGTACGTCGGCAGGGACCCCTGGTTCTACGCCTTGTCACAGCCGAAGCCCAAGGCAGTCGTCCGGAACGTCTTCGACATAGAGGCCAGCGCCTACCCGAACGCGACCCGGAGCGACATCAAGCGGCTGCTGGACCAGTTCCTCGTGAGCCACTGCTACCACCAGGTCAGCTTGTCCCAGGAGATCATCTACAAGTAACAACCCCGCCTCCCCAAAACATATCCTGGTTCTGGAGCACCTCCCTCTCCGGAACCGGGATATTTACATGGCAGCACTGGATGACGAATTCGAGCTAGAGCACGGCGGCGAAACCCAAGAGGAAAAGCAGCTTCGCGAAGAGACGCAGATTGTCGTCACGGTTGCCCAGCAGGCCAAGCTCAATTCCCTAGTCGACAAGCTCATGGTGCTCACTGACGAGCTGTCCGGGAACCCTCTGCGTGAATACCAGATCCCGTTCGGTCGCCGGATCTTTGAGTCCCTGATCACCGGGGACGGCGCGCGTATCACCGCGCTGTTCTCCCGGCAGTCCGGTAAGACCGAGACCGTGGCGAACGTCATTGCCGTAGCCATGATATTCCTGCCCCGGCTGGCGAAGGTCTATTCCGATTTCCTGGCCATGGGGAAATTCAAGAAGGGCTTGTGGGTCGGTGCGTTCGCGCCCGTCGAGGACCAGGCCGACACGCTCTACGGCCGGATCGTCGCGCGCCTTTCCAGTGAGGAAGCGCAGTCATTCTACGAGGACCCGGAGATTGACGACCGCATCGACGGCCACGGTAAGATCGCGACCCTGAAGAAATGCGGATCGTTCGTCCGCCGTATGACCTGCCACCCCAAGGCTAAGATCGAATCCAAGACCTACCACCTGATCCTGATTGACGAGTGCCAGGACGCACACTCCAAGACGGTCAAGAAGTCCGTGAACCCCATGGGAGCGTCGACCCGCGCGACCCACGTCTGGACGGGAACGCCGACCTACACAAAGAACGTCTTCTACGATCAAATTCAGAAGAACAAGCGCAAGGCATTGCAGCGCGGTAGGCATAAGCAGAATCACTTCGAGGCGAACTGGCGCATTGTCGCGGCCTGCTTCCCGACGTACAAGGCGTCGGTCGCGGACGACATGGAGACAATGGGGCGCGAGTCCGAGGAGTTCCTCCTTTCCTACGAATTGAAGTGGCTGCTCGACAAGGGCCAGTTCACCACGTCCGAGAAATTCGAGGAGCTTGGCGACCGCCGCGTACAGGCCCTGGAGCACTCATGGTTCAGGACGCCCGTCGTGGTCGGGATCGACTGCGGCCGGAAGCAGGACAAGACGATCGTAACGGTTGTCTGGGTCGACTGGGAGCACCCGGACGAATTCGGATTCTTCGAGCACCGGGTCATAAACTGGCTCGACCTTGAGGGAATGGAATGGGAGACTCAGTACTTCAAGATCTTCGACTTCCTCCAGTGCTATAACATCGAGGCGGTAGGTGTAGATATCGGCGGAATTGGTGACGTGGTTATCGGCCGCCTGAAGACGCTTATGCCGAACATTAAGTTCGTGGAATGCGGGGACGCACCCGGCGAGCAGTCGGTACGGTACAAGTGGCTCCAGCAGCTCATGCAGCGCAAGCGAGTCATCTGGCCAATGGGCGCGAAGGTAAAGCAGCTCCGGGTATTCCGGAGGTTCCGACAGGAGATGGAAGACGCCGAGCTGGAATACAAGGGCCACGTTATGAAGGTCGCCGCGCCGGACGATAACGACGCGCACGACGACTACGTTGACTCCCTCTGCATTGCCGTGTCCATGACACAGCCAAAGCAGGACCAGAAGAAGGACGACCAGGTAGTGGTATACGATAATTTTGTTTTCAAGCCCAGTCGAAGGGCATACGCGAGGTGAGTTATGAGCGGTGAAACACAGGATCAAGTGAGTGGCTGGACCACTGACACCCTGAAGTCTTACATAGAGGCCCGGCACCAGGACCTGCGTATTGCGCTAGACGAGCGCTATGCCTATCAGCAGAAGTCAGCAGACGAGCGTTTTGCCATGCAGATGGACGCGGCTAACGAACGGTACGCGACGCAGACTAAGGCGACTGACGCGGCGTTCGTGGCCCAGCAGACCGCTATGAAGACCGCATTCGACGCGGCCGACAAGGCTGTCCAGGCCGCGCTTGCAGCGGCTGAGAAGGCGGCAACGCTAGCACGCGAGGCAGCCGACAAGCGATTCGACTCGGTGAATGAATTCCGTGCCCAGCTAGCCGACCAGGCGGCCACACTCCTGTCACGGGTTGAATACCAGGCACAGCACGGGTCGGTCCTGGAGAAGCTCGACCTGATCAATGGCCGTCTGGCTGAGCTAGACAAGCGGGTAGCTACTGAAGCAAGCCAAACCGCCGGGGCCCAGTCGGTTACCGGAACAGGCTACGAGTCGACCGCCCTGGCTGCGGCGACCAAGAGCGCGCGGATTAGCCAGGCAATTGCCGTGGCCGCGATGTTCCTTGCGGTCCTCGGCCCGGTCCTGGTTGCCCTGCTGCTCCACTAACCGCCAGGCCGTTCGCGGTAAACTGGGATAGAGCGAGCGCGAGGAGTACCGGATGAGTATGCCCTACCAGAACTCTGGTGGCGACGACGGCGAGGGAACTGTTTATGACCCTCAGTCTGGCCAGGTCGTTGACCACCTTTCCGCCTGGTACACGCGCGGGTACACGGCCACACTCGGCCAGCACGGCGAATTCGTCTACACCCCGCTGATTGCGTCGACCCCCGCTAATCTCGATTACGCGTCTCTTCCAGCCACGGTAAACACGTACTCCGAGATCCACCAGAACTACTTCAGCAACGACCATGATCCCCTTGGCGGGTTCCTGACCTTCATGCCAAGTTCGAGCTTCACCTACACGCAGGATGGCGTCTCCGTACGGGTCGTACGGCGTCTGAGCGGCACGGAGACGTGGCCGAACCTAGACTCCGGTGTCTCCCCCTGGGCGTTCTCTATGGAGGGCTCAGGGTGCATCTACATCTGGCAGGGTTACCTTGTGGTGAAGCTGTTCCCCACGGACGTTTCCTCAGTCGTCACAGACGACGGGAACCCACTGACCTACCACGTGATCGAGCACTTCCTTGAGGGACGTGAATTCGACATTACCGTTCCGACGTCTACCACGCCGCTCGACCTCACGGTGGACTGCATGGTGACCGACAGTGTTATCCCGTACCGATTCGACCCTGTTAACCCCCTCGGCCTGTTGTGGTAACCCCTCTTTCTGGAGAAGTAAATGTCTAACGTGTTCAAGTCCCCGGATAATACGCCGATCCTGGAGAAGGGATGGACTGTTCAGTCCTCTAATGGATCGAATGTCACCCCAATAGCAGGTCCAATGGGTCTGTCTTCGGCCACCATTACGGCAGACGCAGTGGCAGCCGTAACAGCCAATCAACCTACCGCCGACGCCGCCTCCCGCGCCGCTGTCGGACAGATCCACCTGGACTCCTTCACCGGCACTGACGACCAGCGAATGGCTGCCGCGATCACTGCTGCCGTTGCCGGTACCACCACTGTAATTCTTCTGGCACCGAGGGCGCATACGTTCGCCAGCCCGTGGTTAACATCCTATGTTTCCTCGTCCGCGACGATGAACCTTAAGATCAAGGGCACAGGTACGGCGTTCAACGGTGCCTGGGGTGCCCCGGGGGCGGCCACTACCTGCACCTTCACCTGTACGGGTGTCGAGGCCTGCATGAACTTCCAGCACAACGGCAGCATCGAGCTGAGCGACCTTAGGGTCCTCTCGGCTAATGCAGGAGTTCCGCTATTCCAGACCACGAATGCCACACCTAACATTCACGACTGTGTGTTTTCCGGTGGTGCGAGTGGTGCCGCGTGCATCACGGACGCGGTTGTCCTCGGTGGTAACACGGCCACCATCGGCGCGGGCGACACGGCGAAGTACAACGCCTACCAGGGCACCGTGTATAGGAACTTCTTCGACGGCGTGCGGACCTGCGTCCTGTTTAACCAGGCTGCGAACAGTGTGAACGTCCACGAGAATACCGTCTCGACAAGCTGCGGTTCAGCTCAGCAATTCGGGGCCGCGTTCTCTCTGATCGGTACCAGCTCAAAGAGCATCAACGACGTTCAGATCTGGGGGAACTGCGTCGAGGTCAGCAACTACCCGTACGGAATTTACGGCATCTACGCGCAGGAGTGCCACTTCGGGCCAAACGGATTCTACGACCCGACGTCAAAGCACCGTGCCGCGATCTACCTGGACACCTTGTCTAACTACAACACGATCGAGTCTGGTTTCCATTCGGACTCGTACCAGTTCGTCGTGGACACACCAGGGAACAGCACCGTCCGGAACGGTCACCAGACCATGTGGTCGTACACCCGTCAGCCGCAGATGTTCGTCACTAACACCCCGTTCAAGTACCTGGACAACAACGCCACCGGACTTCGCGCACTTGACGGCCGGGGTAACTACGTCGCCATCGGCCCGGTCAATGACGCGGCCGGTTCCGGCGGGTACGCGGGATGCAACATCGTGTCCGGTAACGGTACCTCGGTGACTGACGCCGCGACCGTAAACGGCTCCCACTGGGTCACCAGCAATACCGCCGCCTTCACGAGCACGGATGTCCCGTGTGCGCTGTACGCCACCGGCATCCCGACGACTAGCCTCATCGTGAACACCGTCACGCCGACCACTGCCTGGGCTTGGGCCGCAAGCGGGGTTTACGTCCTAGGCGACATTGTTCGGCCGACGACGGCGAACAGCCACCTATACCAGTGCACCACGGCGGGCACGGCCTCCTCAACTGCCCCTACATGGCCCACATCCGGCGGTACAGTCACGGACGGCACCGTTGTGTGGACTGACCTGGGTACAACCACTACCGCCGCCTACATCTCGCTGGCGGCCACGGCGAGCGCCACCGGGCTGACCCTGGCCTTCGGGCGACTCGGTCAGGCTCAGCGAACCCTGATGCAGTTCGCCAGGTTCCACATGATCACCCAGGGCAGCGCGCCGACGTGCACGGCGGACGCCGGAGCGGGCAGCGGGCCGAGCGGGATCGCTACCGCCGGAACCGACCATGCATTCACCGTAGCTATTACGACCGGGACGGCCACCGCATCGGGGGACATGTTCCACACCGCGTCTTCCACCACCTGGGCGACCCAGCCGAAGTTCTCAATGACCGCAGGAAACGCCGCAGCGGCAGCGCTAATGGCTGGTGGATACTGGATCACGGTATCAACAGGAACCGCCACGGTTAACTTTGTGAATGCACCCGCCATCAGCACGGCATACGCATTCTCTCTGACGGCACTGGCGTAACTACTTATCCAACGACAACACAAAGTAGAATGGGCAAGAGGGCAATGACCTGCTTCCCATCCGTTAAGGAAGAAGAAACCAATGACCGGAGTTTTCCCCGACCAGGCGTACAACACCCCGATGGACACCCCCGGGTGGACCGCGCAGAACTCGGCAACGGGTGACGACCAGAACCTGACCGCGCATGCCGGGGTCACAGCGGCCGGTCTTGCCACGCTCGTCACGGCTCAGACCGCGCTGGGTTCCGCGCAGACGGCTGCGAGCGTTACCGGTGTTACCGGGACTGACGCGGCGAACCTTGCCAAGCTCACAGACCTGAAGGCTGTCGCCGCTGCGGTGGACGCCCTGAATGCGGCGCTAGTCACTGCTGGCATCGAAGTCTGATGACTGCGAATAGCGGCGGGGTCCGTACGGATTCCGGAGCGACTTCCGGCAGCACCGGGCTCGCGACGGTAACGTTCGCGAATAAGTACGCCGCTGTCGAAGTCAAGAACCTTGACGCGACGAATCCCCTGTATATCACCACCGGCAGCGTTGTGGCCGCCGTTGGTGGCGGGAATGACGAATACGTGGCCGGACCTGGCGAGCGCATTCTTGTTCCGAACAACGCGCCAATGTGGTGGCAGGGATACGGCGGGATTGACGGGACGGCAACAAACCCCGGCACCACTGTTAACATCGCCGCCAAGGATGCGACCACCGCGTCCAAGTTCGAAGTGAACGCACTCGGCTGAGATAGGAAGAGAAACAAATGGCAGACGTCGACAAGGTTTCGCCCCTCGGCCCGGTGATCCTCCCCCCGGAGCGCCAGGGCACTGCGTACGAGGCGAAGCTCGCACCGAACGCTCCCGGCGGACGCGGCCCCCTGCGTTTCGAAGCTGGCACGGCGACCGACACGGACATTCCAAACGAGTTCGTGAATGGTATCCGGCAGGGCTACGAGACCGCTCCCGGCCGCCCGAACAACAACAAGAACGTCTTCGAGAAGTGGCCAGAGGAGACCTACCGCGAGCGCGCCCACATGGGATCGTCCGCCTGGACCTCCGCGCCCACGATGCTGAACGACTTCGCTGAAGGCGCTGGCACCGAAGCCGAGCAGAAGTACGTTGAGGTCGACCGCTCCGGTGCGTCGTACCTGCGGATCAACCCGGCTCGCGTCACTGACTAATTCGGCCGATGGTCAACTTCAATGACCGCCGTCCGAATGCCGAGCCAGATCCTGACGACTACGAGCGGCCTCTAACACGGCAATCTCTGACGGAAGCGAACAAGCGTTTCCGTCAGAGTGGCGTGCAAGCGGTCATTCACACTGACCCCAAGACCGCTGATAGGATCGTTCGCAGGACCATAAAGGAGCGATTCAATTCGCGCCGCAAGGGGTTCGAGGACTTTCCAACAGTCGGGGCTTACATGGACTACTTGAACGGACAGGTGACGGGATGATCGTGGGAGTCATCATCACATTGTTCGCCTGGCCCGCCGGGATCGTCGTCGGTAACCTGATCGCCAGCATCCTGTGGGGACTCCCCACCTGGCTGATCCTCCTGCGAAAGCTGCACTGCTCTCAGCCCTGGTGTTTCCGCCCGGGGCGTCACCCGATTGAGGGCACCACATTCCACACCTGCCAGAAGCATACCGTTGCCCCCGTGCATGCGTCGCTGAAGGCTCTCCACGCCGAGAAGTACCCCGAGCAGCACGCGCACCTGAACCCGGTGACGCCATGAGGGCGGGCCCGAATTCAGTGTTCACGAACTGCCCGTTCTGCGGGCAGATCATGTTCTTCCCGAAGAGGCACCTGCGCTGGCATGCACGTCGGCTAGTCGAGTCTATTGATTCCTGGCGTCGTAAGAACTCTATGAATCCGGGGCATGGCTCATGAGCATTGACTTTCCTTCTGCCTCTATGCGGGCTGCCGGTGGCGACCTCGCGATTCAGGTATCACCTCTTGGCATTATCGACATATCCGAGGAAGAGTTCGAAGTACACGGCCCCAGGGTAATTCGATATGCGAACAACTGGGCGTTCTACTTGGGCCACCATTGGATGTATCGTAAGCAGGCCGGTGAGCCGCAGCTAACCTTTAACCACGTTCGCGCGCTTTCCGACTTCATGACGAACTTCACATTCTCAAAGGGCGTGACGTTCAAGGTCAACAAGATGTTCCAGCACATCACCCCCGCACTGCTGGAGCGGATCTTCGACAAGGACAATAACCGGCAGCAGTTCCTATGGGCCATGGGACAGCAGGGCGGCGTCTCCGGCGACTGCTTCGTAAAGGTCGCGTACGCCGAGCCCGGTACAAAGGCCGCCGACCCTATCACGAAGGCAGGCCGCGTCCTGCTAATGGTCCTTCAGCCCTCGCATTGCTTCCCGGAGTGGGACCCGCACGTCCCCGGCAAGATGACCAAGTTCACCATGAAGTACAAGTTCTGGGGAACGCAGCCGGACGGCACCCGCGTCGTTAACACCTACGTCGAGGAAATTGACGACGAGACTATCAAGGAATACATCAACGACGAATGCTTCAGGAATGACCCGAACCCGCTTGGCCGCATTCCCGTAGTCCACATCGCTAACGTCCCGATCTCCGGATCGCCGTGGGGCCTCTCCGACATTGACCAGATCATCCCGATCAACCGTGAGTACAACGAAAAGGCCACGGACATCTCCGAGATCATTAACTACCACGTGTCTCCTATCACGGTAGTTACCGGTGGCCACCCGCCGAACCTTGAGCGCGGGCCCGCCAAGATCTGGGGTATCGGGAACGAGAAGGCGAACGTCTTCAACCTTGAAGGCGGCACGGCCGGACTCGCGCCCGCGATGGCCTATCTAGAAGTCCTCCGGATGCGGATGCACGAGTACGGGCACGTCCCTGCGAATGCCCTGGGCGAGCCGCAGCCGATCAGTAACACGAGCGGTGTCGCGCTGGCCATCCAGTACATGCCGACGATGCAGCACTACAATCTGAAGAAGGTCCAGTACGGCACGGGGCTGAAGGAAATAGCCCAGCTCGCGCTGATGACCATCTTCATGAAAGAGCCTCAGACAGTTCTGTACGACCCGTACACGAACGGAATCCTGGACCCGGAACTCGGCCAGCAGAATTCGGTCGACCCCCAGGACCCGCAGGTCTACGACCTGGACGTCGACTGGCCCGCGCCGCTCCCCGTCGATATCCTGATCAAGCTCAACGAGATTCAGACCAAGATGGAACTCGGCCTTGAATCCCGTAAGGGCGCTATGCGGGACCTCCAGGAGGAGTTCCCGGACGAGAAGCTGCAGGAACTCCGCGAGGAGATGATGCAGGACGCGAAGTGGGACGCGGAGCTGCGTGTTTTCAATTCGCAGGTCGCAGCAGCTATCATGGCCATTACGGGGGTAATACCCCCGGATCAGGGAGAGCCGGTCCCACCGGAGTCACCTGAGCCAGGCAGTAATAGTCAGAATGCCGATGCACCGCAACAGGTTACGGCGAAGCAGCCAGTGCTGCCAGCCGGACTCAAGGCAGTGCAGGACAACCTGATTAACGAGATCGTGACGAATGCCTTCTCACCGAGGGTGCCGCTCCGGCGGAACGTCGACAAGAACGACACGGATGCCGCGTCGTAGAAAAGAACAATGAATACACATCGGGGCTTACACGGACGACCGACCGCA